AAACGACGGTGGTACTCAGACACGCCGAGCACACGATCGAAGCGCTGTAGTTCGGCCCCGGCCCCTGGCCCGTGGTTGTGGTCGTGAAGCCAGACCACGCGAGCTCGCGCCCGCACGGGCAGTGAATGCGCACGGAGCTGGCGCCAGGAGACCAGCACGTCGCAGGCCTCGTCGGCGCCGAGCCGGTGCGGCTCCCAGTAGCCGACACCGGCATGCTCGCCCTCGTACCGTCCGGCGCTGGTGTAGACATCGACCCTCCAGCCGTCGCGGGCGAAGCGCTCGGCGATCTTCACGACGGCGGTCTCGGAGCCGCCGATACCGGTCTCATCGAGTTTCGGCGGTGCGAACTCCTCGATGGTCCGTCCGCAGTAGAAGATGATCCTGGGAGTCACCCGCAACGCTCCATCGCCGATTCGGTGTCTGTTGCTTCGATGTGCTTACGCCAGTACGCCAGAACACGGCAGCCGGGCTTGTGGTCGGTCAGGACATCGGGGTCACGCCCCTCGATGCAGTAGGCGCACACGCGGCACTCGTACCGGTTGACACCGGCGGCATCCGTACTCCACCAGTACGGGTAGAGGTAGAAGACGGGGAATCTCACGCCGCGTAACGCCTCTCTCGGAGTCTCAGCATCGCCGGCACCGCCCGGTCCCTGGTCCTCCCGAAGGCCTTGACCGACTCGGGCAGGCCGGCGTACAGCTTCACAACCTCCTCGTCGGACCGCTGTTCGGCCATCAGGACGAAGGCCGAGGCGACCTGCGCGTCGTGCTCCATCCCCCGGTAGCGGGCGATGGTCGCGGCGATCTTCTCTCCGGGCACGACCGCGTACGCCTGCTCGAGTTGCTCCCGCGCCGCGCTCACGTGCCCCATCCGGGCGTAGGCGTCGGCCAGCGCGGTCCGGGAGTTGTACGAGTAGACGAGCGGGTTCGTGAAGACGAACGGCGGCGGCGGCTTCTTGGTGCGGGCGATCCGGTCCCAGTACACGCACTTGGCCGGCTCGCCGGCCGCGCAGTAAACCGACGCCAGCCGGAAGAACGGCTCCGGGTGCTCGGGGGTCACGTCGATCGCGCAGAAGGCGGCCCGCGTGGCTTGATCCAGGTCCCCCAACCGCTCGAAGGCTTCGGACTGGTAGACGAGCGCCTGCCAGGCCTCGTAGGGGTTCACGTCGGGCAGGGAAGGAACTTTCTCGTACCACTGGGCCGCGAGCGCGAGCTCGTTCATCGCGTAGTACTGGTTGGCCACGTAGAACACCGTCCGGGCGTCGGGACCCTTCTCCTCCAGGTCGATTTCCAGCAGCAGCAGGTTCCGCTTCGCGCTGTTCTGGGACTTGTGGACGCCCTCCTGGTGGAGCACGCGGATCCGTTCGTCCCGCGCCCAGCGCGGCTCCAGCCCGACCGGTTTGACGACCTCGTGAACCCGGTACTCCCAGCGCCACGACACCGGCTGGCCGTGCAGCCGGGTCCGCAGGATGCGCTCGCGGTCGAAGAGGGTCGTGATCCCCTGGTAATTGTTGACGCTCGCGTACACGTAGGGTGCCCACAGGCCGAGGGAGTCGTCGGGGATCGAGGCCAAGACCTCGGGTAGGTGCTCACCGCCCTGCAGGATGTCGTCGCTGTCGATCCAACCGAAAAACGGCAGGGCCGGATCGAGGTGCTTAAACGATTCGTTGCGTGCGTTGGCGAAATGTTGCGCCAACACCCGCCCATGCCGCTCGCACTCGTGCCAGTCCGACACCTTCACGGGGACCACGACGTCGGCGCCGTGCTCTCGGGCCACGTCGGCGGTCCTGTCCGTCGTCAACTCGTCCACAGCGACGACGATCTGCTCGACGTAGGGACGGACGGAATCGAGGCAGGCACCGAGGGTGTTCTCGGCGTCCCGGCAGATGAGGGCGACGCCGACCGAAGCGGGATCGGCCACTAGCCGGCCGCCTCGTAGTCGATATCCCCGGGCACGCGGGGGCCGATCGGGCCGGCGCCGGGGGCGAAGATGTTGACCTTGCCGTCGTGGTTGGCGATGCCGCGGGCCTTGCGCCCGCCCTCGGTCGTGATCGAGGGGTCGGAAAGGGTGTCCCGCTTCTTGAACAGCCAGGCGGCGTGCTCCTGGGCGATCCTCGTCTGCTTGAGGGAGTCGTGGTAGATGCCGTAGAAGACCTCGGGTAGGGTGACTTCCTGCTGGGCGTGCACGGTCACGAGCAGGCCCTGGAACCCGAGCGGCACGGTGATGGACGGCTCCCAGGTCTTCGTCGGGATCTTCCATGCGTCGGCCCAGGTCCAGGGCTTCTTCGTGAACGGGATGCGCTCGCCGCCGGTCAGCTTGAAGTAGATGGTCCCCGGCGGGTCGTCGCGGCTGGCCGGCGCGGGCTCGTTGTCGGAGGCGACCTCGAAGAAGGCCCGGACCTCGGGCCGGGAGAACAGGCGTTTGGACGCGTCCGGCGAGAGGCTTTCGGTCAGCTCGAAGAAAGCCCGGACGCTCTCGTTCACCTTCTCCTCGTCGCCGGCGGCGGCCTCGAAGGCGGCCGCGAAGCCGCCCATCCGCCGGAGGACCGAGGCGTCGTCCTCGGGGTCCTGCGCCGGATGGTCCTGCGCCGGCGGTCGCAGGACGGGTCTGCGGGGTTTGCGGGGCATCGCTGACTCCTAAAAAGGCCGGCCCCCGAAGAGGCCGGCCCGTTGTGCGGCGACTAGCTGGAAAACTCCTACCCCATGGCGCCTCCGGACGACGAATGCTCGATTACGACCTGGCGCGCCTGGTCCAAGATGACCGCCGTGTGCGCGGCCTTCCAGCCGATGCTGGCGATCTGGTCGAGCGGGTCGCCGGTGGCGCCGCCCGAGCCGCGCGGCTTGCGGATGACCTGCGGCGGTAGGGCCTCGTAGTTCACGACGCCGTACGCCTCGTCGGCGAGCACGTGGGTGATGTACACGTCGGCCGAGGAGAGACCCGCCGCCAGGAACACACGGCAGTTGGTGCTCTCGAACATCCGGAAGCCGAGCGGGAGGTCTTTGAAGGAGGGCATGAACATCTCGGCGTTGCGCTCGGCGGAGGTCGAGTACTGGAGCACGTTGGTGATGTTCGAGTCGGATTCGAGGTCGTAGGATGAGTCCGGGTGCAGGAGCACGACGTACTTGCCTTCCTGGCCCCTCACCGGCTTCGCGTTCGCCCTCTTGAGGGTGCGCTTGGCCTCCCTCAATTCGGCGAGGTTAAGCCGCATCCCCGAGCCGACGCCCGAGGCGCCGCCGCGGGTGAGCGCGATCGAGGCGTACTGTTTGTTGGTTCCCGCTACTAGTACGTCACGGGTTAACAGATCGAGGGCATCCTCCATCGCTTCGCCGAGGTTCTCGGCGGCCTCGGCCGACCAGTTGTCGATCGACTGCGTGTCGATCAGGTCCGAGTACAGGACCACCTGGCCGTACTGGCTCAAGGTGGCCTGCACCTCCGTCCAGGTCCCGTCGATCGCGGCCGGCTGCGTGCCTTCGGTCAGGGCCGCCGGCGCCGAGGCGTTGGCGGCGGAGCCGGCGTTGCCGGCGGAGTAGATGGACTCCATCCGCCGGAACGAGATCGCCTTACCCTGGTTGCGGCCGACCGACGCCTTGATGCCGAACGAGAGGAAGTTGTGATCGGGCCGCAGACGGCCGATGAGCCGTTTGTCGAACTTGGTTAGCTTGAGCTGGACGGTCGAGCCGCCCGCTCCGATGAGCTGTGTGGCCAATCCTCAGTCCTTTTGGGTGCCGGGCCTAGCGGCCCAGCATGTGGCGTGCGTACTCGCGGTCGAACTCGGGGCCGGGGGGGAGGTCCTCCCAGGATCCGCGCTTCGCCCGTGCGGCGGCGCGCACGAGATCGGGGCGGTCGGACTGCGCGAGCAGCTCGGCCGTGATCTCGGCCTTGAGGGCCTCGCGTTCCTTCGGCAATTCGTCGGCCTTCCACTTCTCGAAGCGGGCACGTGCCCGCTTCTCGGCGATCAGGTCGGCGGCCTTCTCGAAGATCGCCGGCAGCTCCTGCCCGGGGGGCTTGCCGGCGGGGGCCAGCGTGAACGCGGAGAGGGCTTCGGGGTCGGCGATCACGCCGGCCCACTCGTCTATGCCGTGCAGGGCCGCGCCCAACTGGCTGGCGAGGTCCTGGCGGGCTTTGGTCTCGAGGCCCTGGAGCCGTTCTTCCTGCTCGCGGGCCTCTTCGGAGCCGAGCCACTCGTCGGCGAAAGCAACCGGATTGGCGCGGGCCCGTTGCTTGAGGTCCTCCCGTGCTTTCTCGGCGGCCTTGCGGTCGGCCTCGGCCTGCTGCTGCGCCGTCCACTCCTGTTGCCACCGGGGCTTCTCGGAGCCGAGGATGCCGGCGAACTTCGGGTGCCGACGCAACTCGTCGGCCGGGGCCTCGTCCAGCGCCTTACGCCAGTCGTAGGGAGGCGGCGCGGGGGCCTCGACCTCGGCGGCGGGCGGTGCTTCGGCCCCGGTGCCAGCTTCGCTGGCGGGGGTCGGCTGCTCCGTCGTCTCGGCGGGCTCCGGGGTCGTCTCGGTCGGCTGGCCGATCTGTTCTTCGTCCACTCGTTTCCTCTAGTACACGCCCGCGAAGGCGCGTCCGATGCTCGCGGTGGGGCCGGCCGTCCCGACGGGGCGGCTGGCCCGGTGCTGGGTGTAGTAGGTGCCCACGTCCCAGCCGGCCTGGCCGAGCGCGCCCTCGAAAAGACCCTTGCTCACGGGGTCGCGCTGGATGGCGTCGAAGGCGCTGGGGTCCATCTGGTGGGGGAGCGGGATGCGGTAGCCCTTGACCTGCCCGGCGTACTGATCCAGCGCGCTGTCGGGGATGACCGTACCCGTCTGAGCGTAGTAGTCGTGCCCCATCCCGGCGATCTGCTGGGCCTGCTGTTGCGTCAGGTTCGGCACCGCCGCCTGGATCAAGGCGAGCACCTGCGGGTCCGTCGCGCCGGGCGTGTAGCCCCGCTGCTGGGTGAGCGTCCCGTAGTCCTGGCGGATGCGGGCGCCGACGCCCGGGAGAGCGGCGAAGTCCTCGGCCGACCCCATCGGCGCGCGGTGCTTGTTCAGGAGGGCGTCCAGTTCGGGGTCGCTCATCGTGAAGCCGTGCTGCTTGTAGTAGTCGGCCGCCTCGGTCGCGGCCTGCTGCGCTGCCTGGGGCGAGAGGCCGCCGACGGTCTGGTAGATCATCAGCAGCCGCGGGTCGTTCGAAGCGAGGTGGTCGACGCCGAGCGCCTTGATCGCCGCGTTGTAGGCGCCGCGTAGTTGGATCGCCGTCGCCATCTCTTCCCCCTAGTCCCCGAACGCCGGCCGCGGCGTCCCGCGTCGGGCGGGGTTGGCCCCCCACCACGCCTCGTCGACCGCGGCCGGGTCGTTGAAGTTCCCCCCCCAACCGGCCTCCCGCAATCCGCGCTTGCGTTCCTCGCGCGACGGGTAGGCCCCGGCGGCTCCGGGGGCACCGCCGGGGGCCGGCAGGTTCCGCGGGTCGTTCGGCAGCACGCTCGGATTCGTCGCTCCGGGCTGCACGCCCGCCGGCGTGGCCGGCGTGGCCGGGTACTGGATGCCGAGGCGCGCGAGCAGGTCCTCGGCCGAGCCGGCGCGGACGTGCCCGGCCGGCCCGCCGAACGCGGCGCCGGGGGCGCTCTTGCCGCTCATCACGTCGAAGATGTCCCGGCCGCCCTGGGTGACCTGGTTGAACTTGAAGTAGTCCTCCGGACGGGACGAGAGCTGCGTGCCGGCGCTCAGGATCGCCTGTGCCACGTCCGTGTACTGCTTCTGCTGGAACTGCGTCTTGTCCAGCTCCTGCGTCCAGCGCTGCAGGTCGAGGTAGGCCTGCTGCCGCTCCTCGGCCGTCTTGGCCAGCGCGTAGCGCTGCAGGGCGTCCATCGTGTTGGCGTAGATGGTCGCGTCGATCAGGGCTTGCAGGCCGCCAGCACCGGATGCCGCACCGGGGGCGGCGCCGCCCGATGCGGCGCGCGGACGGTCCTGACCCGATCCGGCCACGCTGCTGTCGCCCCGGCCGGCCGCGAGGTCCTTCAGGCGGCCGTACTCGATCACGACCTTGTAGGACGGAGCGCTCGCCCAGGACGGATCCCGCGCGGCCAGTTCGGCCCGCATCTGCTCGATCGTGTATTCCTTGCCGTCGGCCATCCTGTAATGCCCGGGCGTTGAGCCGGCGACGATCGGCTGCTCACCGCCCACCACGGTCGCGCCGGGGACAGAGGAGGGCTGCCCGCCCGCCGCGGGCTGTCCCTGGTTCTGCTCAAAACTCTCGTGCCGGACCGCGACGGGCGTGCCCGAGTCGTTGTTGTAGACGATGACGCTGCCGTCGGGCTGGCGCTCTCCCCACTCGGGCATCGTTACCTCACAATCCGGCGTGCATCGGCTGGGGCGGCAGCCCGCCGCGCATCCCCGAGACTCCGGGGTCGTAGACCGGCACCCCGCTCGGGGTCGTTCCGATCACCGGCCCGGTCGGTCCTTGCGGTCCGGCTCCGAGCAGGAGCCCCTTCGCGTAGGGCGTGACCTCAGGGCCTCCTTGCAGTTGATCGAGCGTCGGCATCAGGGAAGCCAGCGGGTCGACGCCCAGCGAGGTCTGGCCGGGGCGGAAGATCGCCTTGCCGGCCAGGTTCGTCGCGCTCGAGAGCAGCGACGAGGCCAGGCTCGTCCCCGAGGAGAGGCGCTGGTCGAGGATGTCCTTGCCCGTCTGCTGCCGCTCGAGTTCCGCTTTGCGCTTGGCCTGGGCCTCGTCGTAGGGCGTGGTCCCCCGGAGGGCCGACTGCGCGGCCTGGAGGCTGGCGGTCACGTAGGCGTCGGCCTCGGCGGGCTCGATCTCCCCCCGCTCGAGCATCCCCTGGACGTACTTGACCGTCTCCTGGTGGCCCTGGATGATCCGCTGCTGCAGCGGCAGCAGGTCGCGCTCGCCGCCGGCGATCTGCTGCCGCGTACGGATCAGGTTCAGACCCGCCTGCTCTTCTTCCTCCGGGTAGCGGGGCGCCCGCTGCGGGGTGTCCCGCGGCTCCTCGGCGATTTTGACCGGGACGCCGTCGGGGCCGACCCGGAAACGGGAGCGGCCGAGCGTGAACTCCTCCGGCTTCTCCTTCGCGGTCTCGTCGGTGCCGGGGATCTCCTCGAGGTGGCCCTGGGTATCGCCCGGGTAGTTGGGCACCCAGCGGTAGGGTTTACCGCCGACCATCACGGGCTTCTCGGTCGCGGACGGCTTCTCGGTCGGCTGGGTCACGCCCGGGGAGGGCTCGAAGGTGTCGGTGTCCGCGTTCCAGGTGTAGGAGCGGCCGCCGACCGTGATCGTCTTCGGCGGCGCGGCCACGGCCTTCTCCCCGGCCTTCTGCTCGCGGGCCAGGGAGGTCAGCGCGGTCCCGCGGATCACCTCGTAGGAGCCGTCCTCGGCCTTGCGGGCGTCGAGGTAGGTCTTGTCCTTGAACCAGTAGCGGTAGACGGGGTTCTGGACCGGGGCGTCTTCCTCGGTCTCTTCCCCGTAACGATCCGTCGTCTTCTTCTTCGCCGTCTTGGGACCGAGGTGTGTGACGTCGACGTGCGGGCCCTTGGCCGCGACCACCTGGTCGAAGATGTCTTGGTCGCCCACGCTCTGCTCCTGCACGCTGGCCTGCACCTTGCCGCCGCCGCCGCCGCGTCCGTACGCGTCCATCACCCGACCGACCTCCGGGCCGTCCGGCTTCGCTCCGGGGTTGATCGCCCGTATGTAGGTCCGTGCCGGGTCACCGCCGGTCCGCCGGTACGCCTCGGCCAACTGCGGCACCGCCCGGCTCGCGTTCGTGTCCGGATCGGTGCGCTGCGCCCGGCTCAGGCCGGAACCGAGGCCCCGCTCGTGGAGCTGGAACAGGCCGACGCTCGCGCCCCGGTCGCCGACCGCCCGCGGGTCCCCGCCCGACTCGGCGGCGATCGTCGCGAGCACGATCCGCTCGAAGCCGGGATCACCGCGGAGATCCTCGGGCGTGTGCCGGCGGACCAGGGCGCGCCAACGCTCGACGTTACCCGGCACAGAACCTCCGTTCTAGGACTTTCGGCTTATTGACGAGTCGGGCCACGGACCCCTAGGGTCCGCTGGAGGACAACGCACGCATGACTAGAATCTTCGGCCCCGCGGTGGAAATAGCCCGCATCGTCTACTTTCTGCTGTTCGCGGCAGCGATCTGTTACGCGCTTTTCTTCGGAGTTCAAAGCTAAAGCCCCGTCTTCCGCTCGGCCGCCCTGCCGGCACGGTTCTTCAGGTCCTCGTCGCTCATCGCGTCCAGGACGGCCCGCTTCGCCTTCTCGCGGGCCTTCTCCACGTCCTTCCGCAGCCGTGTGGCCCGACCCTGGGGCGTGTCCGTCTTGAAGGCGTCGGAGGCGATCCGCTCCCCAATCACGCGGCTGATCTCGTCGCCCTCGATCCGCCGGAACTCCCGCTGCTCGGCTGCGGTCAGCGGAATGTCCTTCATCTTGCCGATGGAGACCTTCTCCGGCGGCGGGCCGATGTTCACGCCGGCGTCGAGCATAGCCCGGAGGACGGTGCTCTCCTTGGCCTGCCCGCCGCGGAACGGGTTGAGCGCCCCTAGGCCGGCGCGGACGTTCTCGACCGTCCGGCCCAACACGTCCTGCTGCTCAGGAAGATCCTGGCGACCGGGCGTGAGCAGCGTGCTCGGCACCCTGGCCTGCACGGCCTCGACGATGTTCCCGCGTTCCGTGGCCCGTTCGTAGGGGTCGAGCGTCCGCGCGACCGCGCTCAGAGCGCCGCCCACCGGCAGGGCTTGCGTCGCCGCGTTAGCCAGGAACTCCTCCGGCTTCCTCGTGAACAACTGCTGCAAGGTCCTGAGGTACCAGACGTCGCCGATACCCGAGGCGATACCGCCGACGATCCGGCCGACGGTCTCGGGCGTGAACACGTCCTCGCCCTTCGCGCCTGCTTGCTTGGCCGACTCGACGGTGTGGGCGATCATGATCGCCTGGACACCCACGTCCCCGAGCTGGTTCACGTCCACGTACCGCCCCGAGCCGAGCACGTTCCAGGAATTCGGCCGCCAGCCCTGGGCACGCAACATCGCCTTCTCGGACGGGCTCTCGGGACCGTCGCCGGTCAAACGGCCCAACGCGGCCTCGGAGGCGAACAGCGCGCCCAACCCGCCGGCGATCGCGGTCTTGGCCAGCGCGTAACGGGCGGCTTCCGGATCACCCCTGGCGAGCTTCACCGCCGCCTCCGCCACCCCCGGCACGGCCACGCCGCGCGCGGTCCGCTCGAGCCCCCGGCGCGCGATGTTGGCGCCGACCCGCATGAAGGGGATGACGAACGAGACGGCCAACCCGGCTTCGCCCGGTAAGTTGCGCCCCTCGGACAGCCAACGCGGAATAGCACCGGGATCCTCGGCGTAGGCGACGGTCTGGGCGGCACGCTCGGCACGATCCAACAAGTCGGGCGGAGGGTTCTGGAGCAACGTCTCCGCGTCGCCGCCGACCCGCTTCGCCAGCTTGTACGCCTCGGCGTGGAGCGCGCCGTTGTAGTTAACCGACTTGATGAAATCGTCCGCGGCGGCCATGAAATCCGTCGTGGCGCTCAGCGCCCGCCCGACCGGGCCGCTTCCGAACGGACGTTCGACCGTCTGGCCCTCGCGCCGCATGGCGAACTTGGCCTCGCCCGTGGACAGCGTGTGGGTGAAGGCGGCCACGGCGTCGGGGACACCACCGACGATGCCCTTGACGTCCTCGTAAGCCGCCCGCGGGTAGCCGGCGATCAGGTGTTCTAGGGGCCGCTCGACGGTGTGCAGGATGCCGGTGCCGATGTCGGTCGCACGGGCCGCGAAATCGGAGAGCATCGAGCCGTACCGGACGGCCTGCACCTTGTCGATCCACGTCGGCGACGCGGGCTTGATCGCCTCGGCGACCTTCGTCTCGGTCGCGATCTCCGCGGCGGTCCGCTTCGCCGCGTACGCGCCGCCCGTGCGGATCAAGCCGGCGACGGCCGATGCCCGTTCCCCCCCGGAAGAGGCCGCCAGGGAAGCGAGCTGGTGCTCGATGCCGGCGGCGGCCGCGCCGACGCCCTTCGCCGCCTCGGGGGCCGGGCCGATCATTCCCAAGACGCTGCCGCCGGCGTGCTCTAGCAGCGACCGACCGGAGCCGGGCGGGAGATCGGGGAACGCCTGTTCGGTCATCCCCCCGAGCGTGTCCAGCGCCGACTCGGCCGGCTGTCTTATCTCCTGGGCGCTTCGCCTCAGCCGCTCCCTCACCTCCGGCGGCGTCCTGAGAGCCTCCGCCCCCTGACCGACCGCGCCGGCCGCCGCTCCCAATCCCCGCCCGATCACCCGGCCCGCTTCCCCGAGCGCCGCAGGGATGCCGGCGGGCGCCCCGGCGAGCACGTCGGAGGGGCTCAACGGGGCCGCGCCGCCGGAGAAGGAAGAAGCCGGCGGCGCGGCCCCTTCCGGGCCGAGGTAGCGTCCTGAGATAGAATAGGGTTGCCCCCGCGACGCGGAAACGTCCGGGGGCGTGGCACCTTGAGGAGTAAGCTCACGATGCAAACCGATATTACCTGCGCCCGTTGCGGCCATACCGCCACCCTCACCGGCAAGCGGGGACAGATATCCCGCTACTGCTCGCGCGAGTGCCGGCGGCAGCACTCCAAGGAGCTGGCGGACAGCCTCGGTCGGACCTTGCCCGGTCAGCCCAAAGGGAACATCGGGGCGTACAGCGAATTGCTGGTCGCCCTGGACTTGATGCGGAGGGGCTACCACGTCTTTCGGGCCGTCGGACCCCACGGGCCTTTCGATCTGGTCGCGTGGAGGAAGGACACCGGGCTCCTGCGCGTTGAAGTTAAGACCGGAGTCCGGTTCAACGGACAAGCGACTCTGCCGATTCCTCCCGAGCCCGTCGAATGGGACCGCATCGCGTTCGCCTTCCACGACGGCGTCGTTTACTGGCCCTCCGCTGTATGACCCCTCCTGCGTCGTCTCCGGCAGGCGGAAAGCGGCGTTGGGGTCGGTGCCCTCCGCCGGCTGCGGCAACGCGCCGGGGTAGGGCCCCTGGTCGGAGGGCTGGACTCCGACCAGGGGGCCGAGGGTGTCGTACGCATGCTGGGTGTGCATGTCGGCCCAGTCCTGGGCGATCTTCTTCCGCCAGCCGTCGGCCCAGGCCTGGGCATCGGCGGCCTTGCGCTGGGCGTCGAGGACGACGGTGGGGATGTTTGTCCAGACCTCGGTCATCAGCTGGCCGCCTTGCTGGCTGCGGGGACGGCCGCCGCGTCCCCGACGGCGTAGAACCAGCCCTCCGGGTCGCGGTCGACCCGCAGCGGCACCCCGTCCAAGGGCACGCCGGCGGCGGCCAAGTACACGCGGACCATCCCCGTGAGCGAGGCCTGCGCGGCCTCCAGCGCCTTGCGGGCGGAGAGCACCTCGGCCTGCGCGGCGTCGAGGTGGACGCCCACGGCCGGGGGGATGCGGGTCTGCGTGCTCACGGCAGACCCAGCAACCCCTTGACCTGGTTCTGCGTCGCCGCGCTGGCCGCCAGGTAGGCGGCGTCCAGGCGGGAGGTCTCGTCCTGGTCGCGGGCGTTGAGCGCCCGTTGGACGATCCGGACGAACTGGGCCTGGACGTAGGCGTCCACGGTGGCGGCGCCGGCCTGGTTCGCCGCGAACACCAGCGCCGCGTCCTGGCGCGCGGTCGTGGTCGTGAGGTTGTAGGTCGCCATCCTCAGGCACCCCCCAGAGCGAGAACGTCGTATGATTCGTCCACACCGTGCCGAACCTGACGAGAGAGCAGCGCGCCGCGAGGGACGCCCTCCGTGCCCGGGGTTTGAAGGTCTGCCCGCACGCCGACTGCCCGAGCGGGGGCGAGCCGCAGGAGACGACGAACTTCTACGAGAAACCCGACCGGGGCGACGGGTTGAGCGGGTGGTGCCGCGTGTGCCACACCCGCGAGGGCGGCAAGACGAAGCAGAAGTACCTGGCCACGGAACACGGACGCGCCCGTGCGGCGGCCACGGCCGCGCGCCGGATCGAGGACGGCCGGCTCGCCGCCGCCAAGGAGAAGCACAAACAAACGCCGCGCTACCGCGAGACGCTGCGCGCGTACTTGCGGACCGATGCGGTGAAGGCGCGAACGGCCGCGTACCGGCGCGAGCACGCCGCGAAGATCAGCGCCCGTGCGGCCATCAACAACGCCGTCTTGGCCGGCAAGATGACGCCGATCACAGGGCAAACGTGCGTCCGTTGCGGTCAGCCGGCGACGGAATACCACCACCGCCTCGGCTACGCCCTCGAATACCGGCTCACAGTCGAACCGGTCTGCGCGCCGTGCCATCGGCGGCATTAGGGGGCCTCCAAAGCCAGGCGGCTTTCGGCCGCCGCTAACCGGGCCTCGAGCTCGGCGAAACGGTCCGCCACCTGGATCAAGGCGCCGTGGTGGAGCATCGCCAAGCGGGTGAAGTTCACCATCGCACGGGGGTGACCGTTCTCCACGTGCCAGGACCCCGCGTTGATGACCCCGGTCTCCTCGAGCCGCTTGCGCCGCTCGGTCATCGTGCCCGTGGGGTCTTCGGCCATCTCACGACTCAGCAGAGCACCCTCGATGTCCGCGATAAGGGCGAGGTCGTCGTGCGCGTCGTACGTCACCCACGACACGTCCGCGTGTCCATCCCCGTCGGCGTCGAGGATGAAGCGGGTCGTGCCGTTGTTGCGCACGACCAGGATGTTGGCGTTGGCGCCCTGGTCGGCGACGCTCGTCCCGGACTTGACGGCACCCGCGACCATCACCGCGCCGTCCCCGGCGATCGACTTGGCCGTGTCGTCGGTCGTGTGGAAGCCGACCAGGTAGAGCGCCCGCGTGCCGGCGCTCATCCCCGTCATCCGCAGGCCGCCGTTGGCGGCGGTCGCCTTGGTATCGTAGCCGTAGGTGTCGGTCTCGGCGATCGAGGTCATCCCGTGCGCCACGTCGGAGGACTTGCGGCTGATGATCGCGTCGTCGGCCGCACCCTGGTTGACCGTGAACCCGAGCGTCGCGGAGGCGTTGGAATCGTCGTTGATGTAGACGTTGCCGTAGAAGCGCCCGTTGACGGTCCCGGTCGGGTTGTCGAAGACGTTGCCGCCGCCCGCGCCGACCAGGTTGAAGTCGGACCCCGACCCGGCGATGCCCTGGAGGGTCAAGCCCCCGGCGGCGGTCTTGTACATCCGTCCGGTGCCGGGCGAGGCCGTGCCCGCGATCACGGCGCCGCCGGTCACGGTCAGGTCGCCCGTGATCCCCAGGCCACTCTGGGCGGTGAGCGCCCCCGCGACGACCAGCCCGTCGCCCGCCCCGGTCGAGAGCGTGTCGGCCGCCGAGCGGTAGAGGAGCGCGTCCCCGCCGATGAGCACGCCGCCGCCGGAACCCTGCGTGGTCAGCTGCAGTTGCCCGGCCAGCGTGAGGCCCTGGGCGTAGGAGACCGTGCCGTCTTTGTCGACCCGAAAGACCTCGGTGGCCAGGTTATTCGGGTCCACGCCCCGGATCGTGAAGGCGGCCGAGCCGGCGCCGCGGCCGATCGCGTCGAGCACGAGGCCGTGGTCGAACCAGTAGAGCCGGTCATCCTTGACCCCGTCCCCGTCGACCAGGCCCTTGGTCCGGATCAGCGGCAGCGCGTTCGGGCTCGGCACCTAGGCCCCCATCCCACGCCGGGCCGCGATGCGCTGGCCGAGTTCGGCCCGCAGCTTCATCACCCGATCGGGCGCCATCGCGTCGAGCAGCTTCTTGCCGAACTCGTCTCCGATGTGCTGCTCCCACCAGTCGAGGGCCTGCTCGCGCGGCAGGTGCTCGGTGAACGGCTGCCGTTCGCCCGGCCCGGCGATGTAGTTCCGCAACGCGTCGCGCTGGGCGACGGCCCGGTCGCGCAGCAGGGCCGAGCGGCGTTCGAGCGGGTGCTGCTCGGGCACTAACCGGGCTCCTTCGCCTGCAGCGGCGTGATCTTACGGATGGCGGAACGGGGGATAGAGATCGTGTTGTCGACCGAATCCTCGTCGGAGAGACTCTGGACGAGCCTGACGTAGCCGCGACGGCGCTCGAACACGTAGCCGACCGAGAGGCACCGCATCTTGGGCGGGGTCGCGCGAGCCTTCTTGACCGGCTGCCAGCCGGTGTCGCCGACCGAGTCGAGCCACTCGACCTCGACACGCGTCGGCAGCCGCCGCCAGGAGGCGAACGCGTTCTCGCGCTGCTGCATCGTCTACTTCTTCCCTTTCGGCTTGGGCTTGCCGGCCATCCGCATCGCGATCGCGACGGCCTGGGCTTGCGGCTTACCGTGGGCCATCTCGGTCTTGATGTTCCTGGAGACGGCGGCTTTGCTCTTGCCCTTGTCCAACGGCATCTACTTCCTGCCTTTCATCACGCCGATTCAACGACGAGACAGATACGCACACGCTCTCCGGGGAAGTCCTCCTCGAAACACGCACGGAAGCGGTCGAGCGTGAGAAGCGTCCCGACGAAACGGTCCCGCTTCCGCTGGGTCGTCGCCTCGGCCGCGTGCCGCGCGTACTCATCGAGCAGATCCAGGATCGTCACCACCTACTTGCGTCCTTTCTTGCCGGGCCTGGCCGGCTTCGGCCGCTCGCGGATCTGGATCGGCTGCGAGCTCGTCGTCTGGGTCGCCATCAGTCGTCCACCGCTCCTTCGCTGATCAGCTTGTACGCCGGCGGGATCGGCGTCCCCGGCGCGAAGCGGGTCAGGCTCACCGCGTACTGGTCCGCCTTGCCGCCGCCCTCGGAGACCACGGCCACGCCCATCAGCGGCGCGGGGGTGGTGACCACCCCCGCGCCGTAAGAGGCGTACCGGGGCCTGTCGGCCGGGGAGGGCACACCGTCCGCGTACAGCACCGCCCGCACCTGGCGCTTCGTGCGCTTGTACTTGTTCTGGCTCACTGGGCTTGCACGCTCTCCTGCTATAATCGACCCATAGAAATGGCCCCGCGCAGCGTCAACTGCCGGGGCCGTGGCACCGATAGGAGTTAGCTACCGATGCGAGGCCAGTCTACTAGTTGCGCGTGCGGCTGCGGGGAAGCAACGAAAGGCTTCGGCCGCTTCGTCGCCGGTCATAACCCCGCTAGCCACAAGACGCCCGAGTCCATCGCGGATCGTTTCCGGCTCAAGGTCGAACGGCTCGGACCAGTCGGTGAGTGCTGGCAATGGCGAGGCCCGACGGATCGCCACGGCTACGGCCGCTTCTTCGTAAGCAAGAAACTCAAGCCACAACACGTATTCGCGCACCGTTTCGCGTACGTGCTTGAGTACGGCGGGGTCATCGACGGGCTCGTCGTCTGCCACCGATGCGACAACCCGGGGTGCGTACGCCCAGACCACCTGTTCCTCGGCCACCAACGGGACAACCTCGCCGATATGTGGGCCAAGGGTCGGGGTCGGATCACCCGCATCTACGGGGAGCGGCAACACCTGGCGAAGCTGCGGGAAACGGATATCCCCGTCATACGTGCGCGCCACGAGGCGGGGGAGTCGCAGCGGCGGATCGCACGCGCGTACAACGTCGATAAGACCACGATCCAGAACATCGTCCACCGGAAAACCTGGCAACACGTTCCTTAACCCGCCACCGGAGTATTCGGCATTCCTGGGAAAGCGCCGGCCGGTCGGCCGCCGGTGGCCCCGGTTACGCCGCCGTTCTGAGGCGGTGGTGGCTGAAAACTCATCCCCTGGCCCGGCATCACCGGCAGGCCGCCGGCGACGTTGCCCGGCACACCGCCCGGACCCGGAGGCGAGGCGATCGGGGTCACGCCGTCGGGCCCGACCAGCTGCGTGGCCGGGTTCGGGCTCGGCTGGGAGTAGAAGCCGGCCTGCCGGAGCGCATCGCCCACGACGGCGGCGTTGATCTCGGGGTTCGTGGCGATCTGGTGCTCGACCCAGATCTCGTCGCCCACCTGGTCGGGGTCCTCTTCGTGCAGGTACTTCTCGCGGGCGCGCCGCAGCGAGATGAGCCGCTGGTCCGGCGGCCCCTCCGTGAGCTGCCGGGCGATCAGGGCGAGGGCCTGCTCCATCGAGGACGTGTCCGGCCGGCGCGTGACGGTCACGTCCCCGAGTTGGTCGACGGAGGCGAGCCATTCGGTCGTGGCCCCCGTCTCGCGCAAGCCGAGGTAGCCGCGACCCGAGTCCCCCTGGCCCATCACGTAGACGGTCTGGTTGATCCGGGCCGGGATCAGGTACAGGAAGAACTCTATAGACTTCTCTAACTGTCTTTGCAACGCATCAGCAGCCCTCTCGTACATCATTATGGCCGCCGATATCATCTGGTTCGCCAAATAGCCGCTGTCGCCGGCAAGACTACCGCCTCTTAAGATAGACGGTATGCCCGCGATATCGATCAATGACCTGAGGATTAACGCCATCTCCTTAGCGTCAGTCCCGACCGGGGGCGGGCTCATAAAGGCGAACCGCTTCCCGCGCGGGATCTCCAGGAACTTGCCGGGCGACCACTCGAACGCGCTCGGGGCGGCGGCGTCGCCCGTCGGCGGTCGTAAGCCGGCCGGCAGCGCTTGGCTGTTGGGGATGTCCTCCAGGTAGGGGTTCGGGAACATCCCGAGCCACAGCCAGTTGGTCCAGGCGGTCAGGATCGCGTCGAGGGCCGGCGCCAAGAACAGGAGCGAGTACAGGATCGGCTCGGGGTCGGCGTCGGCCTTGGCGCGGGCGTAGGGGAGCCTGGGGCTGTAGGGGTTCGGTTTCGGGAAGTCCGGGGCCATATCCCCGTCGATCACGCAACACCACCAGTCGGCGTCGAAGTACTCGAGCTTGATGCTGCGCCCGACCGACGAGACGGCGTAGCCTTCGGGCGCCGGCCGGCCGCTCCTCCGGCCGGGGACACGGAGACGGCCGCTGGGGTCGTCCTCCATCCCGTACTTCTGCTTGAGGTCGTACTGGGGGTACTCGCCGTACTCGATCGCCCAGGTGTCGCCCCATTCCCCGTCGCCGAAGATCATCTGCAAGCGGTCGACGTTGCGCCAGGCGAAGGGGAGCGGGGAGCCCTTCTTGTACTCGGTCATCTTGCCGAGATACGTCTCGGCGTCCTCGTCCGTGCGGCGCGGGAACTCGCCCCAGGCATCGCCCCGGTGGACGAGCTTGATCACGGCCTCCGCGTCGCGGACCAGGCCCTTGACCGCTTCGTACGGGGTGTTCTCCCCGACCTCCTTGTTCATCCGGTCGGCGGCCGACTTGACCCACCGCTCGGCCAGGCCCGTGGCGCGCTTGGCGGCGCCTGAGGGGCCCTTCGGATCGATGTGCACCAGCCAATCGTTCCTGCTGAGCGCGGCGGTGGTCCGGAGCCACGCGTCGCGCACGAAGGGGGTGCGGACCTCCTTCGTGGTGGCCTTGTACTGGGCCGGGATGTCGATGGCGTGCGACATCTTGCACAGGGAACGGAACAGGGGCGCTAGACGCCGGATCTCGCCCTCGTTGCCGTCGTGCTCCTTCTGACGGTACAGGCCCCAGACGTCGCCGGCGGTCGGCGGGTCGGGCGTCTTGCCGTTCTTGCTAGCCACGGGGCATCCGCCGCAACAGACGCTTATCGAACGGCCGTAACTTCAAGATGACCCGTTCCCGTCGCCCCCACCGCTCGTCCACCCGATCGGCCGCCCCTCCGAAGACTCCGCCCAGCCGGCGTAAAACCCGCCCGAACCGCGTCGGGACGACGGCCTCGGGTCCTTCGACGTACTTCTCAGCCACTCGTCACCCGAAACGCGCGCTGCTTGGGCTTCTCCTCCCGGAAAGGGAACAAAGCGACGCAGCCGTAGCGGAGCGCGTCGACGGCGTGGTCGTTCTTCTTCTCGGCGTCCTCCTTGGGCGCCGCGTCCCCTTCGACGTCCTTCCACTCGTACTCAGGCAACTCGCGCAGCAGGTTGACGCAGTTCTCGTGGATCAGCAGTCCACGGGTCCGCAGGAGCTCCTTGACGCGGATGATGCCAGCCATCCGGGCGTTGTTGGCCAGCTCCGCTTCGATGCCGTTCAGTGCGTACTCCCAGCGAATCGACCAGGGCGTGCCGTTGCGGATGTCCGTGACCGCCTGCGTGCTGGGGTCGATGAGCGTCGGCAGAGCGAGGTCGCGCGACTTGGCCTTGATGGCTGCGGCGTGGACGCTGACGGGCTGACCGGCGAGGTAGTGCTCGTCGAAGACGTGGATCACCCCGTCGGCGTCGGCGGCCATCCAGAGGCAACACGTCGGGTTACGGAGCCCGTGGTCGATCACACGGATCTTCACGGGCAACTCTTCCGGCCAGTCGATCGCCGGCTTGACGTGGACGGCCCTGTCGAACTCGTCGAAGACCTGCCCCTCGAAAGCATCCCAGGAACCAGCGACGTACCTCTTGACCCAGATGTCGGGGAACTGTTTACGGAGCTCGGCGACGTAATCACCGGGGAGGGCCGCGTTGTCGGTCGGGAGCGAACGCACGAAGTGGTGCCCCGTCGGCCGCGGCTCGTCGACGAATTGCCGCTTGACCCACCCGGGTCCCGGATTCGAAGCGAGCACCTCCCTGTACCGGATACCCGGCAACCCCAGCCGCAGCCGCGAAAGCATCATCAGCCGACTCGTCTCCGGCACCTCGCTCGCCTCGTCGATGGCGAACCACCCCAGATTCAGCGACTTCCACGACTCGGCGTCCTTCAGCTCCCCGAACAGCACACGGCTGCCGTTCTTGAACCGAACCCAGTGCTCGCTCTTGTGGTGCTGCGCGATTAGCCCGGTCGCTTCCCACAGATCCAGGCAGCTCTGGTAGGTCGTCTCGCGCAGATCGGTGAAGTCGAGTCTGCCCACGAACCCCCGGTTACCGGGCCACTCGTGGGAAAGGACGAAACCGGCCAAGGCGATCCCGTGCGACTTCCCGCCGCCCATCGCCCCGCCGTACAGAACCGACAGCCGGGCGTCGGACCGATTGAGCACGTCCAGGAGCTCGGATTGACGGGGCAGCGCACGGAGCGCGACGCTAGCCGGCATCCTCCTTGTCGAATCTCCTGATCTCGACCACCACCGGCGGCTGGGTGGGTGTCACCTCGCCCGCCGGCTTCGGCGGCTGGCCGAAGAGGTACGGCACGAGCCAGAGCGCGTCCTTATCGCCGGCCTTGAGGGCGCGCATCCATCGGTCGACGACCGCCGCGGCGTCTTCTTGGCTGACCCG